CCTTTATTTTAATTGTTTGTATGTTTTTTATCAAAAAAGAAGAAACAAAAAAACAAAAACTTACAGTAAGGTATAGTCAAAGTCATATTTTTGAATTAGTGCAACCACTTTTGCCAACAATGATAAATAAAACTATTAAGAAAAAAATGTGCCAATCAACAATTTATAAAAACAAAACAAATGTTAGAGTAATAATAATTGAGGGTATGGCATATTGGGTTAAAGATAATATTTTTTACGAAGCATCTATAACTAATAGTGGGGTGGACTCAGCAACGACAAAGGTAGTTGACACAATAGGTATGGATAGTGTAGAATTAGATAAAATGCTGTTTATTATGGATAAATTACGAGAAGGGTTAGACAATGATAGTGGGAGTACAGGGAACAAATAGTTTTGAAGACTACAATGTTTTCTTGCGATCCATGGGAGTTGCTCTTTCTGGTTTACAAGAAAATGATCAGTATTTTTACATTTACTCAGCAGGACCAGCAAAAGTTAATTCAATGGTAATGGAGTTTGTAAATTTATCAGAACGTAGTATGAAGAGTAGAGGAAAAAAGATTAAGTTTTATAAAGTTGCACCAAATTGGATTTCTGAAAACATGTCTGATGTTAACTACTTTATTTTTTTATCAAAAGAAAAAGAAAGTTTGTCAAAATTAGTTAGCGAAGCAAAACTTAATAAAATTGATGTGGGAATTTTTAACTACTAAAGGAGATCAGCATGAAGATTAAAGAATTAGAAAAAATGGAAACGGTTGTCTTAAACAACAAATCACTTTCATGGGACGGCTGGGATGTTATTCATGCCTATCCTTCTGAAAAAGGCGGAACATCAAAGTTTGGCGCTTACATAAATGGTAAGTGGCACATCACACGTAGATTTCAATTAGGATCTGATGGATGGGAATTACCTGACAAGTTTGTAGAGTAATCATGCATAAAGATAAATGGAAAGATAATGCTTCATGCTTTGAGTACGACACAAATATATTTTTTGAAAAATATGAAGACGAAGAAAATTTAAGAGGAGCAATAGATAAACTTTGTTCTACATGTCCAGTTTCCAAGCAGTGTTTTGCTGTTGGGATATCTGGAAAAGAGTGGGGCGTCTGGGGCGGTATATACTTAGAAAATGGTATAATATCTAAAGAGTTTAACAGTCACAGAAGCAAAGAAGACTGGGCAAACACTTGGCAACGACTAACAATGGAGCAGTAATGATTATACAAATAATTGGACTACCTGGTTCTGGCAAAACGGAATTAGCAAAAGCCCTTAAGGAACGCATTAACGCTATTCATCTTAATGCAGACGAGGTTCGTGCAACAGTAAACTCAGATCTTGGATTTACACCAGAGGATCGTTTAGAGCAAGCACGACGTATGGGAGAAATGGCAAGACTAATCTCAAAGCAAGGAGTCGCTCCAGTCATTGTTGACTTTGTTTGTCCTACAGATTTAACTCGTGTAGCATTTGGAAAGCCAGACATTTTGGTATTTATGAACACAATTGAAGAAGGAAGATTTGAAGATACTAATAAGATGTTTGAAATGCCAACAAACTATGACATTGCTTTCATAAGCCATGAATGGAATGCAAATGAAAAGGCATCAGTAATCATTAATCAGTTTAACTTACATGATTGGTCTGCACCAACAACACTTATGCTTGGCAGATATCAGCCATGGCACGAAGGTCATCACGCTCTTTACAAAGAGGCAGGGAAGAGAACAGACCAAGTACTACTGGGAGTCCGTAATACATACAACACAAGTGAAAAAGATCCACTTAAGTTTGATCAAGTAAAAGAATATATTGCTAAAGATGAGTTTATGAAAGATGCAATGGTATTGCGTTTACCAAACATTACTAACATTGTCTATGGCCGTGACGTGGGATACAAAATTGAACAAGTAGATTTGGGGGCAGACATTCATGCAATTTCTGCTACGCAAAAACGCAAGGAATTGGGAATATAGGATATGGATACATTAACCGCTCTTGTATTATCTTTTGTATTTGCTGGAATTATGGTTTATGTTATAGAGAAAAAGTTTGGCAAATCAGACGATAGCGATATAATTTCATGACAGTAACCAAGGCTAGATCATTTACTAAAGCACTAAGTTATCGAATATGGGGAACCTTATCTTCATTTGTAGTGGTCTATGTAATTACAGGAGACGCTACTCTTTCAGGCGCTATTGCCTTTTGGGAAACAGTAGTTAAAGTATTTATCTACTACGCACATGAGCGTGGTTGGAATAAGATTCAATGGGGTAGAAAATAATGTATACAGATCAAATGAAAAGAGCCTTTAGATCTATTCACGCACCTAAAAACTTTAACCTTACATTGGTAGATAATAATAATTTTATTACTGTAAAGGCTAGTGAGCCAGACTTTATGAAGTTAACAGTTGAGGATCGTATTGCTGCAGTAGAGTATATGATACGTGTAAAAAAAGCATTAGAGGATAATGGCGCTATAGTTTTATTAGTTCGTGAAGGTGGCAAAGAACTATGATAGAGTGGTTTGTATTTTTTATTTTTACTATATTTTTTGTTATTGTATTATTTAATAATATGCGTTTAAATATAAAAATTTCTTCAATAACAGAACGATTGCTTCAATCAGAAATAAATAAAAATGTTTTGTCTAAAAAACTTTCTGAGTTATCTTCTTCAGATTTAATAAAAAAAGACGAATCTTCTGAGGCATTTTTAAAATTTATTTCAGATTCAAGAGATATAGCATATAAATATATAGAAGATACTCAATTTGTGTTAAATAAGTTTATTACTGATATTGAGCCAGAAATATTATATTTTGATGAATACGGGGAAATTATGAGATCCCAGCCAAATTATAACTCTATGAAAAAAATATCAGGGGCATATAAAGAACTAAAAAAACTCTTGCCCGAAGAGTATGGTAAAATAGATACATGATTAAAAACCCTTCTGAAAAAGACGAGATCTATTTAAAAAATGTTGAAAAAATAGGAAACTCTGTAGAAAACATAAAATATATAGAAGATGTTTTATCTAAAGAAGAGCATGCGGTTTTACTTGATTATGTATTGAATCGTAGTTTGTGGATTCATGAACCATGGGATGCTTATACTGTTGGAATGGATCAATTGCCAACAAATATTTTAAGTATGTTAGAAAAAATATTTGCAGTTGTTCACAAAAATGCTACAGAAACTTACGGCGTAGACATTAATTATTTTCAAACAGAGAATATTGCTTTAATTAAATTTGCAAAAGGTCTTGTTTTGCATCCACACGTAGATACTAATTCGGCAGAATCAAACCATGTTGCCTCAATATATTATATTAACGATGATTACATTGGTGGAGAACTGTGTTTTCCAGAACTTAATGTAAACATTAAGCCAAAGCCAAACAGTTTAATCTTTTTTCCTGGAAATGAAAATTATTTGCATGAGGTTAAAACAATTGTAGAAGGAAATCGATATAGTTCTTCAATGTGGTTTCAATTCACTGGTTCTACTTTTAATAAGAATGCAGAATGGTATGATAAAAAATGATAGAAGTTGACTCAGAAAATTCTGTAAGTAATATACAAACTGTAGAAAATGTATTATCTACAGAAGAACATAAAAAAATACTTGATTATGTGGTTACTATTGATGGTTGGCACAAACAACCTTGGGGAGTTGAATTTTTTAATTCTGCAAAAGGAATGTCGTCCGAAATTGCTGACTTATTAGACAAAGTATTTAGAATTGCTTTTAAAAAATGTGAAGAAGACTATGGTGCAAAACTTCGTGTTTTTAACAAAGGCGAAGTTCATTTAGTTAGATTTCAAACAGATTTTTATATGAATAAGCATGTAGATACAGCAGGGGATTTTGCGGTAATATATTACATTAATGACGACTATCAGGGAGGGGAAATAAGTTTTCCTTGGCATGAGTTAACAATTAAACCAAAGGCTAACAGTTTTATTATGTTCCCTAGCAATCAAAACTATTTGCACGAAGTGCTTAAGAATACTGGAAACCGATACTCTTCTACCTTGTGGTTTAATTTTAAAGATTCATCTTATCGTGGAAATATAAACGATATAGAAGGAACCGCTAAGACTGTTGAATATTAAAATGAAAGATAATATATTATCAATAATAACAGGTTTTGGATGTGGTTTAAATCATGCTGCATTCAAATTAACAAACGTTATATCCTAGGAGGAATAATATGAACACAACACAACTAAAAGCAATGCTTGCATCTTATGGACGATCAGTCCTTGGCGCTGCAATTGCGCTTTACGCTTCAGGCGTAACTGATCCAAAGACACTTGCTTATTCATTGCTAGGCGCTATCGTGCCCGTTGCAATTAGAGCATTCAATCCTAACGACAAGGCATTCGGTAAGTTGCCATCTGTTGAAGAGGTAGATTTAGCAGTTAAGACTGCTAAGGTAGTCAAGAAAGCACCTGCCAAAAAAGCAGCAGCAAAGAAGTAATCAATTAGATTAGCAGGCCAGTCTATTTGACTGGCCTGTTTTTCTATGATATAATATCTATACCTGCCCAAATGGGGGGAATTAAATTATTCGCTTGAAAGGGGAATAAAATGGTAACACAATTTGCAATGGATCTATTCAATGATCCTTTTTTTATTGGCTTTAACAGAGACCTTGACCGTCTAAATAATGCACACAAAATAAACTCTCAATCATATCCTCCGTATGATCTTCTTAAATTAGATGAAGACACATATAGGCTATCACTTGCTATTGCAGGGTTTACTAAGGAAAATATCGATGTTTCAGTAGACAACGGAACATTAATTATCAAGGGTGAGATTATTGAAGTGACAGATGCAGAGGTCGTCCACAAAGGTATCGCAGGAAGAAAGTTCGTAAGATCTTTTGCACTGGGAGAGTACATGGAAGTAACATCTGCAGAACTTAAGGACGGTATGCTACATGTTAATGTAGTTCGTGTTGTTCCTGAAGAAAAGAAGCCTAAATCTATTAAAATTAAGTAGTATAATATATACTATTCCGCTATGAGACTTTAAAAGGTTTTACAACGGATGTTCCTTTGACAGGAAAGTTAGCAGGAGTCGAATCTTCGTGGCTAATAGACCTGAGCAGTAGTCTATAAACTGCTCATTTATTATGCTACAATTTAGTATGATTTTAATTACTAAACAAGACTTAATAAACGCTAAAAAAGAAAAAAAACTTTTTATTGTAAAAGATTTTTATAAAGACTTTCCTTCTTGGGAAGATATAAACAATTTTTATGATCTTGCAAAAAAGAGTGGTGCAGTAAAGTATTCTTGGTTTGGAGGAATGCTTATTAAAGGTGACATAATGTTTTTAGAATATTATAAAAAAGCAATATCAGAAATTTCTTTGTATCATAAAGGATCTCCTACTTCTGAAATGATGATAATTCATTTTATAAACAGAAATGACAATAAAATGATAGATGAAAGTTTAGTAAATGTTTTTTCAAAATTTATTGTTGATAATCCTAAAAAAATTCCAAAAGAACTTACAATTAAAGATGATGGAGTAGAAGGATGGTCAAGAGAGGACTGGGATCCAGCAATTCATTCAGATGCAGAAGACAGGTTCTTTATTCAAGGAATTGGACAAAGCCTATGGAAAATTTTTTATGACAATAAAGAACTAAACTATGAAGTATTATTGAGTCCTGGTGATATGGCGTATATACCAAAAGGCCTAATCCATAGTGTTGAGTCAATGTGCCCAAGACACTCAGTAAGCATAGGTTTTTCTGAAGATATAGAGATCATTTAGGCATGATATAATAATTGTATGATAAAAGAAGGCGACTTTGTAATGGGCATGACATCAGAAGGAATGATTCATGGAATGGTAGAACACATAATGATTGAAGGCGGGACATATGGAGTTCCTGGAACAGAGTATGCAATTCAATCTATGCCACCAGAGAACCCAGCAATGGCTGTTAGAATTTATGAAAAAGAAAACGGAACTTGGGAACCAACAGCATACAGTATTGGAATGATGTATAAGGATGCTACAAAAGTAGAAATGGAAAATAACACAATGGATTCAGAAACAGAGATGGCAATGTTTGATGCTCAAATGGGGAAACAAGATGATTCAATGATGCCAACAGAAACTTATCAAGGTAACAAACAAGCACCTTGTTGGGATGGCTATGTACAAAGAGGTATGAAGCCAGGAGCAGATGGTAATCCAGTTCCCAACTGCATTCCAGTTACAAAAACAGAATCAATATTCTTTTCAGCAAAAGACTATTCAAAGCAAACAAGAGTTACTAACCTATTTAAGGACTAATTATGCCAAAGAAAAAAGCATGGGCATTCAATCCAATGCAAATTAAAGATGGATGGATTGTAAGATTATATAAAGATGGTCGAATTAAATCTAAAATAGAACCATATAAACCAAAACATCCTAAAAAGTAAAGTATGAACAATACATATAACAAACCAAGACTACATAATAAAGAGCATAAATTTTTTGAAAGATTTTTAGACAATGATCTAGATAAACTTTCTGCATTCTTAGAAAAAAAGTATTCTCAAATTGAAAATGGATCATTAAGAGGAATAAAAGATTTTAAAGATAACGAACCATGGGTAGACTCTGGAAGTCTTTCTACTGTAAAATGGAGAGAATATAATGTTTTTCAATTCTACAATGAAGAGATATACAACCTTTTTTCTTCATTAAAAGAAACCGTAGAAGAGGCTTGTAATTATTATGAAATTGATTTTAAAAGTCAGAAGTATATGGTCCAAGGTTGGTTTAACATTAATGACAGAAACATTGGTAAATTAAATTGGCACGATCATGGAGGACCCTGGGCTCCATATTTTCATGGCTACTATTGTGTCAAGGCTGAACCTTCTTCAACGTTTTATATGATAGAAAATGACAAAAACAAAACAATAGAAAACAAAAATTTAAACAATAGGCTAATACTTTCTGAGATGGGTCACCCTCACGCCATGGGCGATTGGGACTGGGATGGAAAAAGAATAACAATAGCGTATGACGTAATTCCACTAAGATTTATAAGCGATAACGTTCATCCTGCACAACACTACATACCTTTAGTATAAATACACAAACTATATTAGCAAACTTTTAAACAAGTCTGCTACGTGATGTTGAAAATGAATTCCTGGATGTGATGGAACATCTTTTATTGGTTTTCCATAACTATAAGTAATATCAGATCCAACGTTCCAAGAAGAATGATTAACAAGGTTAGAGTTGTGTGATAAACTACAAAAATTGTTTGGGAATATATTATTTTTTGTTTGATAATTACTAAATTTATCATCGGCAAACTTTATATATTTTTTTAATTTAAAATTAGGAATTGTAACTAAAACATCCATTAGCATAGAACTTGGGTTGTCCCACATTGACCAATAAAGTTCTATACCATGTGAATAGCAAAAATCTTCTATTATTGATATTGAATCAATAGAATCAGAGATTAACTGATGTGGTGAAAAAACATTTTCCATGTATCTTACACCTTTTTCTTTTGATTTAGAAAAAGGAGAATAGTCTTCTTTTTCAAAAAAAATTTCTTTTCTGTTAATATTGTAAAATATTTTACTTTGAAAAGAAGACTGTCTATCTATTTGCTTTTGTTTTTTTGGATTTATATTTTTAGTACTAGAATAAAATTCTACATCTTCTATCAAAGAAGTTCTAAAGATTGGAGGGAAAAAAGCAAAAATAGTTTTTGGCTTATCATATTTTGAAACATACTTAATTATTAATTCAGATATTTGTTTTATTGTTGCACCAGGAATTCCTAAATTTAAAATATCTTTATTTATTTCTGAACCTAAAAGATTTGGCCATGTTCCATCTTCTGGCACTCCGACACCAAATGTATAAGAACAACCAACGGCAAGAATCTCAGCATTATTTTTTAAATTACCACGAAAGCCTAACTCATTAATTTTGTACTCATTATCTTGATCAATTATGTTTCCAGGAAAATAAATACCTTTAGGTTTATATAAATTTTGATCGTTTGGTTTAAAAATACTAAGTGTATTTTTATCTGTAAAATTATTAAGTATATAATTACTTATTTCATAATTTTTATAAACATTTAGAATATTTTTATCTGATAAGTCCATTTATTTATTGTATCACGTACCCCTGGCAGGAATCGAACCTGCGACGCATGGCTTAGAAGTCCATCGTTTTGTTCACTGAACTACAGAAGTATTGTATCTCTAACGGAATTCGAATCCGTGTTGCTGCCGTGAAAGGGCAGAGTCCTAGGCCACTAGACGATAGAGACTTGGAGCGGATGATCAGAATCGAACTGACCCCTTCTGCTTGGAAGGCAGAGGCACTACCAATATGCAACATCCGCATCGTACACCAGGTAGGACTTGAACCTACGATAGCCGAATTATGAGTTCGGTGCCTTAACCAACTTGGCCACTGGTGTTTAAAATTTCTATATATCTAACTTCATCAATAATCTTATACTTTAATGCAGTTTCAATCATTTGATCAGAGTAACTTCCTAATTCAGGTTTTGCTGAAAAATATACAACATAATAAATAGCATTAAATGTTTTTATTAAAGCACCATTTGCAATTGCTTTTTTTACACTATCTGTTCTTTGTGCTCCTGGTCGTTTTCCTTCACCAGCATTACCTCCTTTTGCTTCTACATATTCTACCTTTGTGTCTGATTGCGCTTTAAAGTCTACTTCACACCCAGTACCAACAAAAAAATAATTTCTATCAATAACACCAAATCCACGACCAACCAAGTCTTCATATACTGCATCTTCAAATTGATCTCCGCTTTTTTTAGATTCTGATTGAAAGTCTATACGCCATGGATAAGGCATATTATCCTTTATTTCCATCCCATGTACCAATCTTGGTAGTAGTGATGCCGTGCTCTTCCCATAGTTTAATCACATTTGGGTTATCATCTATTGCGTGTAGAACATTCCAATATTTTTTTATTTCAAGTAATATATCTTTTTTTACTTCATAGTCTGGTCTATTGTCATCATCCTTACGCATATATAGTGCATGGTGGCTAATATCATTTTTAGCAAGCCAGTAAGACGTCAATCCACGCCAAACTTCTTTTCGAGATGTTACAATAATAATGTGCATCTGATCAAAAAATGCTTCATTTAGCATCTGGACTACTTCAAAATTTGGCAGGGCACCTATAGAAGCCTCATGAAAGGCATCGTAATCCCTACTAGGACCACGAACAAGGTGAATGTAAGGATCTACATTTGCAAGAGTGCCATCTACGTCAAAAATATATGCTTTTTGTTTCATATATTAAGTATACCTTAAGGTAAAGATTAAGTCAAGTCAATTGATCTTGATAATAATCTTGTGTATGGCTCGTAGCAATCATTTATATATTCTATATTAAAATGCTTTTCTTTATACTGTGGTGAGGTTTTACTTGATACTAAATAAGACTGATCCTCATCGTCTCCTCTTTGAGGTCTATCGTTTAATAATTTTTCAAGTCCAAGTATATTACAAGTTTTTTCCACTACCTGATTAGGTGATTCAATTAAGTCTTTATAATCAATAACAATATCAGCGTTATTATATAAAAAATTATACATGTCTATATATCTAGTATTATATGTTTTATTATAACCTTCTTCTGGATGGTAATGTTTTCTCATTGCTACATCAGAATGTATTGACTCAAACGGATCTCTTGCAATAGTTATAATTGTTCCATTAATGTTATCTGTTTTATGTACGTAACCTATAGAGATACTACTATAGTTGAATATTAAATTATGAAGATAGTTGGCGCCAGATCGTGGATATGTTACTATTTTGTCTAATTTCATTTTATGAAAATAATCCCATAGATAAATGTTTGAAACACACATCGGCAACAATGTAGTCAGAATGATCAACTACTACATCGTAGTGTGTAGCATCTTTTTCACAAAAGAAACATTTAGGATTAGTCATACAAATATTATATCATATTGTGTAGTTTATAAAATAAATCTGCAAAATGGTATTGAAAATGAATTCCTGGATGAGCATGAGCAGATACTTTCTTATAGTTTTCTATAGAATAATCAGTTCCTCTTTTCCAATAAATGCTATCATAGAACTCAGAATCATGCGATGAAGAACACTTAAATGAAATAGACCGAAAATCAGTATTTTTTACATCAGGCGCAAAAACAAAATCTGCAAAATTCTTTAATTTAAAATTTTTAATTTTAAGTAATTCTTCCATAATCATAGCACTTGGTACATGCCATGTTGTCCAATGTAGTTTTATATTATTTGCTAAACAAAATGACTCTAAAATATAGATAAAGTTTATAGAGTTTAAGATTAGTTGATGTGGAGAAGTTGCGTCTTCTATATATTTTTGATCTTCTATTTCCATAAATACACTATCATCATATTTATGAACAATTGGGTTACAGAAAATTTGTTGTAAAGAATCTTTTTCTTTAAAAGTATCGTCTCTTTTTACTTTTGTTTTATAAAATTCTTTATCTACTACAACCATGCTTCTGAAAAAATCTGGAAACAAACAAAAAACTTCTTTAGGCATTTTATTATTCATACAATATTGAATTATATGAGTACAAATACTTTCTACAGATGCTCCAGGGTTTCCTAAATTCATAACGTTCTTATTAATTTTGTTTCCTAATATATTTGTCCATCTTCCCAATTCTGGAACTCCAAGACCAAAAGTTATAGAACAACCAGATGCAATAATTTCTGGGCTTTCATAAACTTCTCCACGAAAACCAAAACTATTAATTTCATATGTATTGTCTTCATCAATTGTTCTAATATCAGAAGTTTTTCCATCCCATTCATTAGTAACAACATTTTTGGCATATGGACTATATAACCCAAGGTTGCTTGTATTTGTAAAGTTTTTTTCTAAATACCAAAGATTTTGTGGATCATTATTTTGTTTGTAAAAGTCTAAGATATTTCTTGTTAAAAAGGCCATATAAAATTATATCATATCTACAAATTTATTAAACTATAATCTTTTTTTCTAAAAGCCTGTTATAGTAAAAATAGCACAAATCAATATTAAAATTATATTTGCTTAGAATATCTTTGTCATAATTTGGTAATTTTTTGCTTGATGGAATATATTCTTTAGCATAGGGCTGTTCTCCTCTATAAAAAAGATTATAATTTTCTTCATTTATTTCTAATAAGTTCAATGTTTTTTTAATTACGGCATCTGGTTGTTCTACTAAATCATTAAAATCAATAACGTAATCTGCATGGTCACACAAAAAACTGTATAGCAATATGTATGATGTTATTATTTGATTAACTTTTGGCCAAACAAAATGTGGGTTTACTCTCATGGATGTATTCTGTGTTTCTGCTGCTATAACAGAATTAATGCTATCTCTTGGATCTCTTGCTATTGTAAGTATTGTTCTTTCTTTATTATTATTTTTATCAAATAGCAAATTTACAAAATGAGATTTTTCAATGTGGATTTTTGCTTCTTCATAAACAAGATCATCAAAATAGTGAGAACCACATCTTGGGTAAGTTAATAAGTAAGGAACTTTATATGGCATATATTAATTATACCATTAAACAAAATCAAACCAAATAGGCATTATATATCTTGATCCATTTGCAGGTCCTACGTTATACCAATAATGAATATTTCCAGGGAATAAAACTAGATCGCCAGTCTTTGGCTTAAAAGATAAATTTTGATTAATAAAAGAAAGATCTCCACCTTCATAATCGTCATTAAGATATACCCAACCAGCAATATGGTTTGAATCTTTAGAACCCATATCATCTATTGGTATTGACTTACTATTATTGTGTTTCCACTCAGCAAAACGAGAATGTCTTGCCTTTAATTTTACATTATATTCTTTTTCTACAACAGAATTAATTCCTGGTACATATTTTTCTGGAAGAGAAAGTGAGTCGTAATACACCAAAGACAGCGTATTGTGTCCAGATGATTCCTCAGATTGAAGAAGCCTATTATTACTTGTTTGTGTTATTTTAATTAACTTAATAATATTTTTACATTCAACTGCACCAAGATAATTGTTAAATATTTTTACGTTATCAACACCGCTACCTATTTTATTAAATTTTTCTTTAGTTTCTTCAGATATCTGCATATTAATTAAACTCCTTTACTAATTTTAATAACTGACTTATGTCTGCTTGATCAGTGTGAATCATAAAATCATATATATTAAATTTATTTGATAAATCTCTAATTTGACGAACAACTTCTTCCTGTGTTCCTTTTACATGATGATGTTGTTTTCTAACTGGTGCATTTTTATCATACTTGATGTTTTGTTCTTCATCTGGATGATTAATAATAAGTGGATCAATAATAAGTATTGGTTTTACACGACCAAGATCAATTTTTTTAAACTGATCTCTGTACAATAAATTGTCATCTACATATATGTATTCGCAATGTTTATTGGCTATTCTAATTGTTGTGTCTGAAGATCCAACAACTGCCATATGGGTTTTGTGTCGATGTTTTTTCATCAATTGCATAATTTTATCCATCCAGACTTCAGATATTGCTACTCTTTTTTCTAAAGTATCAATCAAACTTGAGTCGTGCATATAATGATCTAATACTATTTTTTCAGAAGGACCGTTGCCTTCATCTCCCCATCTTCCAGCAACAAGATTTACACCAATTCTTCCAGGTGCAAAACGATTTAATGTTTCACAAATCTTAGCAGCATAATCTGGGCTTGTTCCATATGCGGGTAAAGCAATAGTCATAATTAGTTGATTTGTTTTTTCTAGTGCTTCTTTAATAACTAAAGAGAAATCAATGCCACCTGGACCATAAGGAAGTAAAACAGATTTTACGTTAGCACCGTCTAGTTCTTTAGCCATATTAAGAATTCCATTTAAATCTAAGTTTTCGATACTGTCATTTATCTGCCAATGCCTTCTCCACATCCAGTGAAATGTTATAGGCTTATTTACATTATTCATGTTTTATTACTTTTCCTTTTGTTTTAAACCAAGAACCAATTTTAGACTTTGCCACTTTAGTTCTTAATATTTCTCCAAATGTTTCGTGTGATATATCTGATCCAAGATACTCTTGACCAGTCTCAAGGTCTATCAACTTCCATTTGCCAGGAGCCTTTGTGTGCAGAATTAGATCA